ATCCGAGAGCTTTTCGATAGGGATCATGACGTTGGTATTTGGCCAACAGGTCAAGTAGATATTAAAGCTTACGACATTGAGGAAGACTTAAAGAAGAAAATAGAAAACAGCATTAATAATAGGTATGACTATCTTAGTGAAGATGTACCAAGTTTAAAAATTTGGCATTTAAATGGGTCTGAGAACAGAAAAAACTGTAAACAATATTTGTTAAGCTTTTATGAATGCAACCAACCGACAGACATTGAAAAGAAACTTTCTGAATCTCAAAACGAGACGTTCTTTAGTTCTTCCTGTGCTTCTGACTTGTTTGGTGGCGTATTCTGCCCATTGGGTTTCGACAAAGACTTCAAAGAAACAAAAAAAGAATACCTGAGTGGTATCACCCATTTTGGTTTGATGGGTAAGTTTGAACACAGAAAGCATACTGCTAGAATTATTCAAGCTTGGTTAAAGAAGTATGGGAATGATCCAAAGTATCAACTATCTTGTTTGGTCACTAACCCCTTCTACAAAAAGGAGGACATGGATAAGACTATTAATTCTGTTTTAGGTGGAGAGAGATATTCTAATATCAACTTTTTGCCTCATTTAGAAAAAAATTCTGAAGTTAATGAGTTTTTAAATGCAATCGATATTGATCTTACAGGACTGTCTGGAGCAGAAGGCTGGAATCTCCCTTCTTTTAATGCAACTTGCCTCGGCAAATGGAGCATTGTTCTTAATGCCACATCTCATAAAGATTGGGCTACTGAAGATAATTGTATCTTGGTTGAGCCTTCGGGAGAAGTCGATTGTTACGATAACGTCTTCTTCAAGAAGGGGTCTCCATTTAATCAAGGGACTCTTTATAACTGGAAAGAGGATGATGTGATCAAGGCGATGGAACAAGCTGAGAAGAAAGTGGGACAAGTTAACACAGAGGGACAAAAGTTGGCAGACAAGTTGACTTACCAGAACACTGTTGATGTCATTTTGTCCCGTATTTACAAGGATTTCGATCTGGCATAGATCCTGTTAAAAGGTTTGCATGATTAATACATTATTGTACGACTTATTTAATGACCACGGTTTTAAAAGCCAAAACTATGTTGAAGACAAAGGTGACTCTTTCGAGTTAAAAGTTGAGCTTGCTGGCTTTTCAAAGAAAGATGTCGATATCGAAGCTACTGAAGATAAGCTTACGATTGAGACAAAACCTGAAGATGGAAAGAAGGCTTTTTCTGTCCAACTTTTCAAGAAGGTTGAGACGGAAGCTATTACCTGTAAAATGGATAATGGGTTACTGACTATCAACCTACCTAAAAAAGGAAGATTAAAACCAACTAAAATTAAAGTCAATTAAAATCAACGGGGGTGGAAACGCCCCCGTTTTTATTTATAATAAAATATGCCCTTATATACCTACAAGCATCCTGATACAAATGAGCATAAAGACGTTTTTCAATCTATGAATGAAGAGCATATTTATGTAGATGGTTTTGGGACCGAGTGGAAACGGGTCTATTTTGCCCCCAACGCCTCTATCGACTCCAACATTGATCCGTTTAGTCAAAGACAGTTTACGGACAGTACAGGAGGAAAGAAGGGTACTGTAGGCGACATGCTTGATTACTCAGCGGAGATGAGTCAAAGACGGGCAGAAAAATCTGGAGGAAAAGATCCAGTTAAGCAAAAATACTTCGATGATTATGCCGCCAAGAGAAATGGGCAACGTCATACAGCGGAGAAGAAACAGACTTACGAAAGTAAGAACGTTAAGATTGAATATGATTAATTAGTTATTTCGTGACTGAATGACAAGGAATATGTCATTTGATCATTCACGTTCATCTGATAAGCGGAGCTTTCAAGCCGCAAATCAGAAAATGAAAACGTGTGAGTGAAATCATTCCCAGTATCTACAATCCCTACGTCAAAATCATAACCAGACTCAGCTGTAATCAAATTAGATATCTCTCCAGTCGCTAAACCTGAAACTAAAAATTCTATATTTACAGAAGAGGTAAGCGGATACTGAACCTTTCTTCCGTAAGGGTAATCACTACCAAGGCCAAATAGATCAACCCTATTGATTGGGATATTGAACGAGAACGACTGTAGATGAGCGTCCCCACTAATAGGCGCTCCACCTATCTGTAGATTTTGAAGAGTTGAGCTTACTTTTGTAGGGGAGCAAAGAGGTGGATTTAATCTATTCACTGCTGTATAATCTCCAAATCCGCTAATACTAGCCTCTGTCAATTGTATCTCTCCGACATTATTATTGTTTCCTGAATTAAGATTGATTGCTGGTACTTGATATTCAGAAGAAGAAGCTATTTGGATATTAATATTAGAGCATTTATATGTAGTAGATACAACTGGCAAAGACCCTATTGAAAAACCTAAAGAGTAGTTTGTTAAAAATGCATTACCTATAGAAATTACTTCAGAAACATTACCCATTGATGATTGAAAAGCTAGGTCATTATTTTGAATCATATCTACTCCTTGATTAGGATGATTAGCTATAAAAAAGTTTTGATCTTCGTTGGTATAACCACTAAAAAAAGGAGACTTTGCTGTACCTGTTTGATCATTTATTAAACCCAACATATTTTCGTTCAACATCGTTGGGGTGTAATAGTAATCTATAGCTAAATCAACGTCTGGCGATCTGGTGATATCATTGATAGCTAACCCTTTAGAACCGATTTGCTTTGACTTTTGCCTTGGTTGTGAAAAACCAACAGCTACACTTTGAACAGCGCTCATACAAGCGCTGGACTGGCTGTTCACTCCGATTCCAGTTGTAAATGCTGGCTTTTGACCAATAAACACAAGTGAATTATTACTCTTTAAAATATCTCTAGCCATATCAAGTTCCTGTTGGGATTACACCTAAAACATCTTCTACTAACGTCACGGATAAATCGTGCGTGTTAAAAAACTTCCATGTATGATTCCACTCTGGGCAATACATAGCTTTTGGTCTATTATAGACTGATTCTATATCATGTCTAAACCTTCTGTATCCAGCCTTATTCTCTAAGAAGTGCAACATACACTTAAGTTGTTTGTCGCTAATATCTGTGAAATCATACTTAAGCTGGAATGAAGCGTTGTTATCCTTTGTTTTGACTCTTTGCTTAAAAGAGTTTTTAAATTGCAAGACTTCATTTTTTAATTGGACATCATTCTGCAAACCAATATCAGGCTTAAAGAAGAAGTTCTGAGACCATGCTGAGCTAGCCCCCGTTGGGGAATTCGCAGCAGAAGATGAGTGGGTTTCCGTACAGTAATAATAGTTGTTTAGTTTATTGGAACTTATGCCAGTGAAAACAACATCAAATTTTTCATAAGTGGTAGAGTAAGCATAGTTTTGGAAATCTAAATTAACAAAATTCATCCCAGACCAATTAAATAAATTTGGAGCCTGATCCACAGAATAAGAAACAGCGACTTCATAATGCTGGTTGTTGACATGATTAATCGCATAGTTGTCAGACACCCCAGACATAGATTTATAAATCCCGCTATTATCTATATTAAAATCAAACAATTGATTACCATTTTTACTCTCGATAAATGCAGCTAGTTTCTGGGTATTTGCTTCATTTAAGTCATACCGCACATCATACTGAACCTCTAAACTATTCATTGAGTGAGGTATGGAGTTGATTTGAAAATCATCAACCTCGTATGTAAAATTCTTGGACTTAAAAGAGGCTTTAGAGCCGTAGACGGGAGTTAAACTAAGACCTGAATAATCAGACTGAATTGTAACTCCAGAAATATTTGAGTCCCTGTTGTAAAATAAATCAGAAGCCATGACCAATATAATTTAAATTTAAAATAGCAGAACCATTATCAGAAGCTGATATAGATTCACTTACCAATGTGGCATTAGGAATCGTCAATGCCTGAATATCCTGTCCACCTCTACCGTCAATATCGAAAGAAACAGATTTGTTTTCTCTGTTGGATAAAAAATCAAAGGAATTATCAGGAACAGTTTCATCAACTTCAATTTGAACCTGAGCTGTGAACTCCAAAGGTGGGACAAGCTCGACAGAAACCGCAGCTTCGCTACCTATTGAGAAATGAGGTTTTCTATTAGCTTTTATGGAGTAATCGAAACCAATAACCCTATTTGTAGTAGAATTGTCGCACGTTATACTAATTGATCCTTGAGATGGAATGTTAATACTCACCTCATTAGAACTAAAATCTCCTATAGTTTCATTGGATGAATCCATTTCATCAAAAATAGAAATAGAAGCGTTAACTTTTGGCACAGATCCTACCGCGCAATTGACAGAATACGAATCTAAGAACCCATTACTAAAGCCATATGCGGTCCCCCCGTATACAATTTGACCAGCCATAGCATTGGAACCAGTAAAACTTAAAATAACATCATTGTATATGAGATGTCTAGAGATAGAAAGTTTTTGTTGAGTTGCCCCGCCGACAGTAGTTAAACCTTTTTTGGAGCCTAAAGGTTTGAGTATATTTGCGCTATTAGAGTATGATAAGTCTACAGAGCTAATACCAGAAATATGGTTCGAAGCTATGTTTACAGCTACTTCGTCATTTAATCTTGATCCAAACATTACTTTCTAAGTTGTCCTCCTAATCTTTGTTCATCTGCAATCACTTGTTTAACGGCGACTTTAATTCTCTCAGATAATTTTCTTTCTCTTTCTGGAGCATCTTCGCCTCCTGTTTGACTTTCAGTGCCATTAGAGCCATTGATTGTTATGTTGATATCACCTGTAGATTGAGATGTCTCGGTTGCAGTAATTAACTGATCAAGTTTGGCGACGAGATCGGTATTATCACCAGTTCCAGCTCCAGAGTTTAACGCCTGTAAATTACCAGCTCCAATATTCTTTGTGGCAGCAGCGTTCATGACGAACTCTCCACCTGAAAGCATAGCAGGAACTGTATCAACTCCTCCAGCAGCGGGAATTAATCCTCCTGTAGCCACTTTCTTGGTCTCGGGATCTTTTTCAGCCTTGGGATCTGAAAATATATTCATCAAGTCCCCACTCGATGCCGCAGCTCCAAACACCCCACCAGAAGCGGGGGCATCAGTAAGCTTAACTCCAGCAAAGTTACCTGCTCCAGACGATATAAGTCCCGTCATCCCTTTGCCAATTAAAGGTTCACCGTCAGCCCCTTCTAATTTTCCTAATCCTTCCGAAACCCCATAACTAACAATAGTACTAATGGCAGCTGACATTAACATGTCGCCCAAGCTAACTTCTTGCTTCTTTGCTTGTTCGTGAGCTTCTCTTTCTGACGCTACTAAACCAAGAGCTTGCCTCTTGGCATCTTGCACCTTTTTGAATTGAGGATTATTCCTTCGACCAAACATGGTCATTCTTCCACTTTCAGCGCCTAAGAAAGCTCCTTCAGACCTTATATCATCTCTACCCAAGGCTGTTGGGGTTTGAGTAGCAAAAGACATAAGGTCTTTCATTCCAACAATAGCTCCAGCGCCGCGCATACCCGGGGTCGTAAACATGCCCTCTCTATCTCTAACTTGACCTCCGCTAGCAAAACCACGAAGAGAGCCAGAGTTTATAGCTTCCATGAATCCCGGCCCATAACGCTGAACAGCTTTTTTATTCATGACGTACTCTCCACCCATTAGCATGGCTGGAACGTCATCACGGCTACCAGAGCCGCCGCGAACTTTGCCTCCATCAGCGAAGCCAAAGATTGAAGCAATAGATGAACCAGCAGATTTAAGAAATCCCATAAACCCTCCGCCTCCAGAGCCTTCACCTTTAGAACCTTCACCCCCAAGACCTTCACTCGCAGCTTGATCCATAAACTTATCGATAAAGTTTGTGGTCATGGCTTTCAAAAACTGATCAGCCGCATTTAGCAACGCATCTTCAAGATCATCTACACTCTTAATACCTTCTGCAAACGCTGATACGAAGTTATCTCTAAACTGGGCGGAAGACGCAACCATTTTATCTAAGAAATCAGAGTTAATAGTTTTATCATCCTTCACCAGCTTCTTCTTCATTCTGTCTCTAAAGCTGCTTTCTAGTCT